TCGGGGTTTTTGATGAACGGCGCCAGCTCCTCGGCGGAAAAGACCCCGTAGGCGAGAACCCCTATCGAGAAGATGGCGAGGGCGTATACGGAGACTGCGATCGGGCTGTAGATCCCGGCGAACTTGAACACACTTTTGTCCCGCGCCCAGAAGATCATGAGCAGGAGGACCGGCAGTGCCAGCTACACAAGGCCTACGGAGCTGGCCGCTGCCCCACGCCCGTCCCGCGGGGGGAGGGCAACACGCGGTGATACTGGCGCCGCTCCGCACAGGGGCATCCAGGACGACAAGCCGTCCGGCAAGCGCCGCGATAATGCGGTTCCTCTCGGGGAAACGCCACTGTTTCGGCTGCGCCCCGAGGGGATATTCGGAGAGTAGCGCGCCTCCGTTCCGGACAAGTCGGTCGAAAAGAGGTTCGTGCTCCCTCGGATAGGCGACGTCGACACCGGTCCCGAGGACGGCCGCGCTCGCTCCCGCAACGGAAAGACACCCCTCGTGAGCGGCCTTGTCGATTCCTGCCGCGCCGCCGCTGAGGACAACGCCCCCCGATTCGCCGACCGCGCGCCCGATCTCGAAGGCCGTACTCCGGCCGTAGGAAGAGCAGCGCCGGGTGCCGACGACGGCTACCGGGGGACCGACAAGCGGCCAATTTCCTCTGACGTAGAGAAGCCGAGGACAGTCGGACTGTTCCGCGAGCCCGTCCGGCCACTCCCTGTCGCGGAAGGTCAGGAGGCGAACGCCCCCCTGCTTCGCCCTCTCCTCCTCCTCCTCGGGCCATGAGGAACTCACGAGATTTCGAAGGGCGCGGCGTACTGTATCGGAACACCCCAAGCGGCTCCACAGCGGCTCACCCTCCGTCCAGAACGCTTCCGGGGGGAGTCCCTCTCGTTCGAAGGCGTTCCAAAGCCGTGCGGCGGGACCGCCGGAACCGGCCAGGAGCAGGAGAGCCCGCAACAGCGGGGTCATCGCCAGACGCCTCCGTCTCTGTACGCGAGGGCTTCCGCTACGTGGGGAATCTCCACGTTCTCGCACTGAGCAAGATCGGCGATCGTACGAGCGACCTTGAGAACACGCCCTATTCCCCTGCCGGAGAGGCGCAGCCGACCCGCCATCGAGGAGAGGAACGGGCGAACGTCGGACGAAAGGCCGAGGGAGCGCTTCACTATTCGTTCGGGAAGCTCCGCGTTACAGGAAAAACCGTGAGGCGCCCACCGCTCGCGCTGCATCGTCCGGGCGCTCCGGACACGAGCCGCCACGTCCGCGCTGCGCTCTCCGCCCGCGCTCTCCACCGCGACAAGCTCTTCGGGGAGGAGGCGCGGCACGGCTACGTGAAGATCGATCCTGTCGAGGATGGGACCGGAGATCTTTCGGCGATAACGCTCCCGTTCCAGGTGAGAGCAGACGCACCGCTCCGCGGGATCTCCGTCCCAGCCGCACGCGCACGGGTGGAATTTTGGCGATCTCTACCACGTTTCCCGCGCGTAATCCTATTTGCGCAAGCGCAAAAGATGAGTCTTTAGACCTATTGCGCAAGCGCAAATAAAGGACTATAATATACTCAAGATCAAGGGCGAGGCCCGGAGGAGGATAAGAATATGGCAAACGTAAAAACCTACGGAATAACAGTCGGGACAAGGAACGTCGGCAACACGGAGTGGCCTATTGAGCACACCATCAGCGGCACTGGGAAGAATAAGTCGGCAAAGTGGGTTTGGAACCGCGACTTGGTGCAAGGAGTGCCTGAAAATGGGGTTCGTTGCTTCCCCACAGAGATGCAAGCCGTTGCAGCAATGCTTTTCTTTCTTGAAGTTCCTGATGCCGGGATTCTTGCCGGAGAAGTAGTTCGGCTTCCCGAAGGGGAAAGAAGCACCTTCTTGCAGGGTAAATATGACGCGGAATATAAGCGGTAGCCTCACCACCCCCGAAGCCGCCCGCGAGCTGGGAGTCACGGAACAGCGCATCCGCCAGCTCGCGGCGGCGGGGGAGATTAAAGCGGAGAAGCGAGGCCGGGACTGGATGCTCGACGCCGCGAGCGTCGAGGAGAAAAAGAGGGAGGTTAAGGGAATGGAAGCAATCGTTACCGTGTCGGTTGACTACGAGTATCCTTCCGAAGAATTTTGGCAGAACGTGCAAGCCCATGCGGATTCCGGTCATAAAGTCGCAAAATTGATAGCCGGAACTAGCGACTCCTGGGAGTTCCCTGCAAAGGTCGCAAAGAAAGTTCTAGAGTATGCTAAAACCGTTCAGGGATGGGTTGAAGGCGAAGAGCCGTTGATTTTCAACGAGAAATAGGAAGAATTTATCAGAGTTCACCGGGTATATTTTCAAGGATTGACGGGGGAGGGCGTAAAAATGAAAGCTACAGCGATATGGGACAGATCAAACAGCGGATGGGTTATCAGATTAGAGTGGGAGGAATATGGCGAATCAACATCAAGAGACTCTCTGCCCCCCGACATACAAGGGCTTGACGCGGATTCCACGGACGAAGAAATAATGGAAGTCATCAATCAGGCTATTACTTGGGAGAGTCAAAGGTTTGCCCCGGAGGAGTGGGAAAAGGAAGTCGACCGAAGTGATTTGTATTGAGTGGGGGAGCATGATGAACCTGACTGAATTCAAATATCAAAAAGCAAGATTTTACGTATGCGGAGACGGTAAAGCTATTTTTTTGAAGAAAATAGAAAACGCAAGAAAATGTGCACGGATTGTAGCGAAAATGTCTGATTATGGATGGTCTTCGATTATCGACCGGGTAACAGGAGAAGGTCGCTCTAGATGGTAGAGGGAGCCTAGCGGCTCCCTCTTTTCATCTCGTCGCCAGCGCACCAATGATTCCGCCGATCACGAACCCCAGAGTACCAGCCTTCCGTTTCTCACTTCTCACAAAAGAGTCAGCCGCCCGCCGTTCCTGAGCAAGATTCGATTCCAGCGTCATCAGCCGATTGCGCAACCCCTCGATAATGCCCTCCAGCTTCGCCGCGTACTCAATCGCCGCCTCGCCCCGCTGTATATCTCCCTCCCGCGCCCGGAAGACCTCCACGGGCATCGTAACAAATCTTCCGTCAGGGCTTAGACTTATTGGGCCGCTTGCGTTCGCGCTCGTTGGCATCAGCAAGCAGGTCAGCAATAGGAGCGCGGTCAACGTCTTTTTCAATCGATTCTACCTCCTCTCGATAGCTCTCTTTCAAGTCGTCGAATTTCTCGGTCATCCTCTTCATTTCGTCCACGGTTTTGTCCGTCTCCTTGCGCGCGCTTATAAGCCTCGATGCGCCGGCAGACGTCACACCAAGGAGCGCAAGCCCTAACCCCTCGATTGCTCCCGAGGCGTAGAGGGCAAGCCCGAGTATAATCGCCGTTCCAAAATACAGCCATTTGCGCATGCTCACTCCCTCCTTGAGTTCGGGCGGCCTACCGCGTACCCTGCAATAGCCGCCACAATGGATCCAAGGTGCTCGCTCTGAATTTTTCCCGTCCAAATCAAAATGAACATTCCTAGCGCACCCAAAAAGATCAAAACGTCCCGAGTCTCGATTTGGTCGAGAATCCTGAAGACATTTTCCCACCACCAGCGTTTAAAATCCCCCATCACCTCACCGCCCTTTTTGATACCGCGTCGACAAGGAGGTCAAGCGTTTTACCTCCGCCATATCCCGCCATCGCCACCGCCGCAGTGCTTAGCCACTCGTTCAGCCCAAACCCGAGGCAGAGCATGCGCACGACCAGCCCGGCGAAAGCGGAGACGGCCAGGCCGGAGAAGAGTTCTCCCCACCGGAACGGCTCGCCTCGATGACGCCGGATGTACTTGATCGCGCTGCCAAGCATAGCCACCAGTACCGCAGGGAGCAGGAGCTTGCAGTGGTCCAGGAAGTCGTTCACCGCTTCCACCTCCTCACTGTCTGGCTCTGCGGTGCCCGCACGTCGACATGCACCGAGCGCCCGTTGATCGCGTAGACGTAGCCGACGTAGATTTCACCGTCGAGGTACAGGCGGCGTAACACATCGAAAATCTCCCGCGAAGTCATGCCGTCTATGCGGATGTCGGCGGCCTTGCCGTAAAGGTGCCTCGACCCTGTTCCCGGAATGCCGGGGACGGCGGTACGCCCTCCCACTTTGAGATTATGCTCCTCGCACCTGCACCCGGAATTAACCACCACCGGACGCTGCACCTCGTCCCGGAGCCGTTGCAGCGCGCTCACGAGCAGCGGGTCAATGTCGTCGAACCCGCAGCCACATCCACACGCGAACTCATTGCGGGTAAAGTTCAAAAACCGCCACATCACACCATCCCCTTAAAATCAGATGTCTCCCCCGCGTAGAACGGATATGCGGCGAAGTGAGCCAGCGCCGCAGCTTGGTACGTCCATGGCATGAACGGTATCAGCGCAAGCTCGACGAGGAATCCCGCCTGACATATCACGGTTAGCTGCTTCTCCGTCACACCCTGCGGCCAGTACCACGTCCAGCGCGGGATTGGAATGCCCCGGAAGCTCCCCCACGAGAAGCGAAAATAAAGGCGGCTCCCGAAGAGCCTCGCCGCCAGCCAGTGCCCGAGTTCGTGAATCAGCGGAATCAATAGAATTGTCCACATGATTGTCACCATTTGCAGAGGCGGGTGCCGAAGGACGCGCCCGCAGTCGACGTCTCGTAGTAGAAGAACGAGCCGAAAGCCCCGTGGTGCGCGTGGCCGCTGTAGAAGAGCGAGCCGCAAACTCTGCTGACAAGCCCGGAACCACGCCCAGAATAGTCTGGAATAAAACTTATTGAGACCGGGCCAAGAGACGCTCCGAGGAACACGTGGTCGAAGAGCGTTCCCGTGATGAGACCTTGATTATAGTAAGTCGACGCCCCCCCGTTATCCTGCGGACATGTCACGCCGGTCGAAGAGTAACTTCCGCCTGCTTCTGTCCATAGCTCGTATTTCCCACTCGCGTCCGTCCTTGCTCCATCCATATATTCGACATATATTGTGCCCTCATACGCGAAATCTTCTATTCCTCGATATTTGCAGCTAGATTGTGTTGCTCGCGTCGCTTCCGGCATGATCTGGAACGTCGCTTTCTCGATCACAGCCCGCGCACAAATTTCGTGCCACTCCTGCAAGGAAATCATGTGGTAGCCGGTTCCATTGTTCGCGCAGTACGTCTGAAAGTTGGCGAACGAAACGTTCCCCCAATGCGTCTGACCAGACTTCGACCCCACCTTATTCGACCCTGCGTTGTGCCCGCGATACCTCCCGAAATAGAACTTGTCCACCCACGCCCCGGCACGTTTGAACGCTCCCGGCGAGGCGGTAAACTCGCACTCCGTGCCGCCGATGTCGAATTTCCCCGGCTCCGTGGACATCAGCATCGTCCAGCGCGAGCCGGTCCCGCTGACGGCATCAGGCAGATTCCCGCGCCACCAGTAGGCGATAGGAATCTCGCAGAACACGTTCCCCGCGCCGTCCGTCCAGTCCGGGAAATCAAAAAGCGGGTGCTCGTCGAAGTAAGCCGTGTTCAGTGTCGCTGCCTGCAACGGCGAACTTGCCGTCACCTGTCGCAGCGCCCAGCCGTTATTTCCGTCCTGACTGCCCGTGTGCTGTACGCCGCAGATAATCAGCCCCGCGCCGGACTTCCGCGCCCTCGGTTTCCGCAGAATCACCATGCAATCAGCTCCAAGTCCTCCGCAGTCTTAGCGGCGTCGATGTCCCCGAGTAAGTCCGCTTCCCTATCGAACGCCGCTTGCACGTGCGCCCTCACCGCGTCGGCAACGCCGAGAATTTGGAGCGCCGTCAGTTCGACAAAACCGTCAACCGTTTTCCAGCGACAGACATACTCAGCGTCCTGCATCGCTTTCAGCGCGGCCCCGGTGATAAGAGCTTGGCTCTCTCGGTCCGTCCGCACCGTTACACCGGCAACCTCAACGCCGCCGGTCTCTGATTCATACCTCGCAGCGGCGATTGAATCGCGCTTCTGGCGCTTCAGCTCGTCCAGCGTCGGCGGCACAGGCGGCTCCGGCGCAACATACGCGATCTCCTCCGGCGTATTCCCCTCCGCCAGCCAACGCACGAACCCGGCGCTCTCCTCGGAGGATTGCCGCCAGCGTCCACCGGCGTACTGTTGAATCAGGTATTCCGTCTCGTTTATCCATCTTTTACGGTACATGCTCATCACCTCACTTGACCACGAACAGCAGCGACACGGACAGATCAAGCGCGTCGTCCGCTGGCGTGCCGCCCGTCGCCTTGACGATCTCGACTTCGATAGCGTCGCCGTATTCAGCAGCCAGACCGCAGCCGAGTACTGTTCTCGTCGTCGCCGTCTCGGAATCCAATGCGAGCGCGTCCGTGCCGTCGACGGAGACGTTGATAGCGGGTTGCGTCGTCGTCGCCGCGCTGTCTTCCGACTGGATCAGGTGCTTCACCGCTACAAGCTGCGCAGGGCCAGCGTCCCAATACAGCGGATCGCCGGTCAATGTTTTGATTGCCGTGGTCGTCGCCGCAGCGGCGAACGCGCCCGGCAGATTGATATCCACTTTTTGGAGCCGCGTGAAATCCCCGAACTCGACGGCGTATTCCGTCGCGTCAATCAGCGCCGCGCCCGTCAGTACCACCGCGCCCGTGGTGTAGCTTGCCACAATTTGATACGTGCTTCCGACCTTGAGCGGTCGGCCCGGCGCGTAGATCGCTTGATTCGTCGCATTGTCCGTGACGCTGAATCCGGTCGTCGAGGTCGTCGTCACGTTCCCGGCGGAGGTCCAGAGCGGAAGCACCCCATCCAACCTCGTCTTATCCGCCGCGCTCATCAGCCCCGCCGCGCTCGTGGTGGCGGCATCCGTCGAGGCGACATCCTTGTCGCTAACGATCGCGTTTAGCTCAGCCAGCGTCACGGACGTGTGCGCGTCGAGCGCGTGCGCTGATGGCGTGAAGTCTGATGGCTTGCTTGAAACGTCCTCCCACGCAACGGAATCTGCACTGTCCGCAGTCGTAGCCCTCCCTGCGCTCGTCGCGTAAGTTGCCATGTCCGCGGCGTCAGCGGCGTTGACCTTACCGTCGGCGTTGCTGTCGTAGTCGATTTTGAGCATGTCTCCCGCGCCTTCGCCGTCGACCCCTTTACGAGCTACGATCTGCCAGTAATCATTGTTTGTCGTAGGAGGCGTCTGATTCGTGCCGGTCTGGAGTGCGATGTACGAATTCCCGTTGTAATAGACCACGTCTCGCGCTACATACTCTGTCGCGGAACTCCACTCCCCCTTCCACGTCGCGCCCGGAATGCCTTGCGCCCCTGTCGCGCCGGTCGGGCCCTTGACATTTCCCTTCAGCCCCCAAGCCCCGGATTCCTTCTGATACCAGTTTCCGGTCGCCGTGTCGAGCGCCATGTCAGTGTTTACGCCGAGTGCTGTAGAGGGTACGCCGGTCACCGTGTGCCAGCGACTACCCGCCGTTCCGGTTGCGCCGGTTGCGCCGGTTGCGCCCTGAGGCCCCTGCGCGCCAGTAGCGCCCGTCGCCCCCTTTAAGTTCCCTTCGAGCGTCCACCCACCGGCTCCGCGTTTGAACACGTCGCCGCTCGTGGTGTTCAGCGCGTAGTCGCCGGTGATGCCGATAGCCGAAGACGGGTCGGATGCAGCGGAATACCATTTCGCGCCTGCCTCCCCCGCCGCGCCCGTTTCACCCTTGATATTGCCGCGCAGCGTCCATGTCCCCGCCTCTTTACGGTACGTGTTCCACGTGCTGTAATCAAGGCACCAGTCGTTGTCTACTCCGAGACCTGCCGCAGGAGCGCCGTTGTTGCTGTAAAGCGTGTTGCCGTCCGCTCCGGGGTCTCCCTGATCTCCCTTGAGGTTGTTTTGCAGAGCGATCTTCCATTCACGGAGAAAAGATACAAGCTGCGCGTTCGTCTCCGAGGTCATGGTCGTGTTGAAATTCCTGACTATGGCGTATTCCGCAGCCTCCGCAGTCGTCTCAGCATACTCGTCCTTGAGCGTCAGGTGCGTGTTATCCGTCACCGCGTCTATCTCGTAGAATTTGACGATGCCACCGGCTGAAAGAAGCGCAAACAGATCGCCGGTCTTCGCCTGCACGCTCCATATGGTTCCCGATCCGAGCACCGCCTTGCTGCCGTTTGTGGCCGTTACCGTTCCGTCCCTGTACCAGTTTGCACCGGGCATCTACTCACCCTCCTTTGCATACGGCAAGGCCCCGCGTATTTCAGCGAGGCCTCGCATGAGTTCATTCAATTTATCCGGTCTGCCCTGCGCCGCTTCCGTCAAGGCTTCAAGCTGTGCTTCGACCGGGAAGCGTTCAAGGTACTCTTTTTGTCGCTTTTTCCGCACTTCTTCCGGAGTCGGCTTGTACGCGATTTTCACACGACCACCTCCGCGTCAAGATACGGCCAGCACGTGATTCTGACCGCACCGGAGTATCCTGTGATATCCGCTTCGCCGTCGTCCACCTCAAACGTCTGTTCTCCGATTTTGAGCACGCTTCCGGCGGGTATCCCAGTGATGGCTCCATCAGAAACAGAAAGCAGCATGGAAGGACGCTCCACGACGCGCCCATCCTTAACGTAGTGCGTCGCCAAATCAACCGGGTCGTGCTCCACAAAACAAGGATTTTCCGCATAGATTCTCAGCGTGTCGCCTATAGGGTCGTTCACCTCGACGAACCCGCAGATTCGCCCGTTCGTGTCGAACTCTACAAAATTAGCCATACTTTCACCTCACCGATAAAAAGCTATCGCCATAATCCCGACGGCCGTTACCACCGGACCGGAACCAGAAGGTAACCATCCTTTTACCTGATACAGCTGTTGCCCTGTACCGGGGTTTGCGTCCATAAAATTTATAATCATATTTGATTCTGATTGTATCCAACCAGTACCTGATCCAAGCGCCTGGCTACCGTAGTTTTTCGTGAGTTTCCCGTACAAGACTTTTCCGCCGAAAATGAAACCACGCATGTATGCCTGCACCAATACATGCGTTGCTCCGGTCGTGTCGATGTATAGCTCCCTGAATACGCGCTCCGAGGTATCGACGAATCCGTAAGGACCGCCGAAGGGGCATTGATACCCGCTCGTCACGCCCCACGAGAGCGTACCCGGAGCACCGGAAGCAAGTTTAATTCTGCCGACCGTCAGGTCTTGGATTTTGGCGTTCTTGATGGACCCGTCCTCGATGAAGGCGTCTTTGATAACCACCTGCGTCCTGCCGTTCACTGTTCCGAGCATAAAGGGGGGGGTTCCGTTCGAGTTATCGGGAGTCTGAATGATGAACGAATCGACTTTGAACACCATCGCCGTTTGATTCGCACCACCCAACAACTCAAGCCCCGTAACACGGCCGTTCACGTCGAGCCGCACGCCCCACCTGGCCTTTATTCCATCCACAGACTGCATGATCTGCTGTACGCTTGCAGTGTTTCCGTCGACCTTCGTTTGTAGCGTCGTGACGTTGGAAGCGAGCGCGCTGTCCGCATTTGCCCGCGCTGTTGATTCTGTGCGCACAGCGGCGTACACCGTCCCCGGCGCCGGGCTTGCGGGGTCGCCGATGGATGCCGCGACAGTTGAGATACTGCTTGAAAGAGCCTCGTCAGCCGTCGCCCTTGCGGTTTGCTCCGTCTTGATCGCGGCATAGACCGTTCCGGGCGCAGGATTCCACGGATCGCCTATAACCGCTGTGAGCGCGGTTATGTTTTGCGCAAGAGCCTCGTCCGCCGTAACACGTGCGGTACGCTCTATCGCTATTGCGGCAAAAACCGTACCTTCTCCGGGATTCAATGGGTCTCCAAGCATCGCCGATATCGTCAATATTTGCGAGGCGAGCGCCATGTCTTCCTCTTCGCGGGTGATACGCTCCTCGTTTATCGTGGCGATGGTATATTTCACATCGTTGAGCGTCCCGAGTTCGGCCTGAATCGCCGCCTCCGCGAGCTTGTCCTGATACCGTTGCCGCAAGTTTTCCTTGAGAGCGTCGTTGTAGTCGGAGAGCGCGTTCCATATCCCGGTCTCAGCCAGCGAGTCAATGGGAGTGTCAAGATTATCGAGAGCTTCCTGTAGGTATGGATTGCGTTTAAGAAGTTCTTCCCAGAAGTCATCCGCGTTCTCCATATCCGAATACCCATATACGCCCGCTTCTGCGTTCCACGCGCTGACATTCCCGGAGAGGTCGACCGCTCGAATCCAGTAGTATCTACCTTGAAAGCTCCCGAGATACCGCATGTACGTTGTGCCCTTCGCGTCGGCGATCTTAACCGCGCTATCCCGGTCGTCTACCGCGTTTTCCCAGATTTCGATATGTGACAAGTCGGGCGCGGTCGGGTTTATCCATTCGAGGATGATGCTTCCGAACCAGCCCGTCGCCGTCAATCCCGTCGGCGCGTCCGGCGCTTCCACGTCCTTGCCTACGATGATCGACGCCGTTTTGCCGGTCGTTTCCTTCCCGGTGTCCGGTCGAACGCAGTTGACCCAGACCTCGACTTCACGCCCGGTTTCAAGACTTGGAATGTTCGTTTGCGTAATCAGGCGCGTACTGTTTGCGTGGAGCGTCCACTCCTCTTCCGGGTCGCCCTCGTCCGCAACATACCGCCACCGGACATTGATCGCCGTCGGCGTGTAGTCGCTTGGATTCTGCCATGTCGCCCTGATGATCGGAACCCATGTACCATCACCCTCTTGATGCCCTACGTCCTCCAACACCAGCGCGTACACGTCGTCATATGTAATCGGGGGTTCGTCGGGGTCAGGCGTTACAACCGGCAATCCATCGTCAGAGTACACCGCAGAATCGTATTCCGCGCACGTGATGGTGACGTTCCCGGTCTGTCCTTCGTCCTGCACCTTAAGCACTCGAAAGGCTTTAGCACTCCACCCGGTGAAGTCGGGGTACGTGATGGAGATTATTTCTCCCGCTTCGATGTCCGCGTCCTGCGTGCTCACCTGAAACGCGCAGAAGTTTTGAACTCGCCGCGCCGTTTCAAGCAGATAATTCCCGAGTCTGCCTACCTGTTCCTTGCGCGTCACTCCGAGAAGGGAGATAATCTTCTCAAATACCCCGCGAGCTACGATGTCCTCTTGAATCTCAAAAGGTGCGCTCGACTGTTCATAGTGGTTATTCGGGTCTATCCACTCAATAACAATTCGATTTGGACTGTCGTCTCCGCTCTTCTGCCACCAGGTGAAGCTGTCCTTCACGAAGTTATCCGGCCCGAGCGCCTTGTACACGCTCCCGGTCTGCTCAACGTGGAGTTCGATCTTGTCGCGGGCGAGGAAGTACCCACGGAAGCAGCCCATCATCGCCTGCAAATGGTCCACGGCCGGTCGCTGAGTATCGATGATGTAGTCCAGCGTGAATCGCGGACCATCGTCGTCCATCACCTCGTCGCAGAAGGTCGCCGATTCCGTGAAGCTGTCGAGGTCTATCAGGTCGGTAGGAATCCCGACTCCGTATGTCGCATTCGTCAGGAAGTCATAAACAATCCATGCAGGGTTACGAGAAAATACCGTCCCCGATGGGGTCCACACCTTGCGCCCCTCCACTATGGAACTGATTACCGGATTGCCTGATAGTCCGTCTTGCGCCTTGAGTGTCAATGCGACATACGCCGTGTTCGGATAGGCGTTCGCTCCAGGGTCTCGACTGTCGGCTACCTGATCAGGCGCTCCAAGATGGAGATTGATCGAACTGTCAACCAACTCGTGCACCACGTCGCCGTTTTCGTCGATCAATACAAGGTCGTTTGCATACACGCTCTTTATGCTCTGAATCGGGCCTTCCGAAACGCCGACGAACATATCCATCTTCTGCATGGAATCGTCGTAAAACGTCTGCATGAAGATGTTCCCGCCGACCCTGCAACGCCCGTACACGATCGGGACCGGTAGGAGCTGAGATTTTGTATTCGATAGCTGTCCGAAGGCGTAGTTCGGAGTGCTCCCACCTATGTCCAGGCTTGGAGCGTCGAATAGGCTACCAATGCTTGCGCCGACAAGCCACAAGGTACCGACAGACATTCCGAAAATAGAAAAGATACCAGCGCCGGCAAGCGCTCCCGAAAACGCAAATCCAAGCAACGCCCCTATCGCGGCTCCCGGCATGCTCCCACCTCCCTCGCCCGGTAGATTTTGTGTATACGCTTCATTCTGAATTTCACCTTCCGCGAAGTCTTGCCCGGATAGATGTGGAGCAGCGATTCATTAACCACCGTGCCGATATGGTGCCTTACCACCCCGTCCGCTCCGGGCAAGCGATAAATCACGAGGTCGCCGTCATGTGGTACGTCCGCCTCATCGGCTATGTCTTCCAGCCAGTCGAGCAAAACGCGCTCGTCTCCCGTCTCCGGATCGTAGTCGAACGGGAATTCATACACCCTCTCGTACAGTTCCTTCTGCGCGAGAAGTGCGAGACCTACGCAGTCGATGCCACTCCGGTCGCGCCCCTTCGTCTTCCACGGAATCCCGATCATTTCAGCGCCAGCGTTCGCGGGTCTTTCGCGCTCGGAAGGTGCGGAAAGTCTTTCACCCAGTACAGCCGCCTTGGAACCCGCGTTGAAAGCGAGAAGTCGGCCTTCACCATGACCTCTACCGCGCTGATTGAAATGGTCGCCCTCTCGATGTGCCCTTGAAAGATCCACCGCGCCCCGTCGGGTGAACCGAGCGTGTCCGCGAACGTCTCCAAGAGATGAACGCGAGCGCCCCGGAGAAGGTAATCCTTCGCCAGAGAGGTAAACGTCCCTGATACGTTGTCCAGCCGCACGTTGACCGTGCCTATCTCGTTGTCCGTCGAGGCCGCTACCTGGTCGTAAGAGAGGGCGCACGCGGTGTAGAGCTGCGAGGCGTCGTTCTCGTTGAAAAAAGTGATGTCCGATTGATTGCCAGTGAGGTACAAACTGACCTTGACGGACGGATTGTTGACCGCCGGAATATCGAGCGCCCGCACCAATAAAATAGGGGAGACCTCCGAACTGGAAGCCTCCCCTATGTATCCTGCGCCTGCCCTACTCATTTTATTTTCCTTATCGCTCGTGCGATTTCGCCGTTGCGTTGGAGGTCGTCAAGGATGATTTTGCGGATCCACCCCTCATAATCAGGAACAACTCTCAACGACTCGCTTGCTGTCGCGTTGGTTAGAGACGCTACAATATTTTCTTTATCCACTCAAATCACCTCCTCGAATCGCACGGTGAAAATCCCGTTCAGTTTGAACTCCGTTTCGATGTCGAGATTGTCCTCCGCGAATCGCACCGTCTTTGTCGTGCCGCTCCACGGGTCCGCCCACGTGAATGACTCGAAGGAGCCTTTGCGAGCGATGAAGAAGTTCCGGATTGCCGTCATTTCCGCCCACGTCGTCTTGAATTCCAGCGTCCATGAGGTCGGGAGCGCACCCCGATACTTTTTTTGCACCTTGCCGCTCTCGAATTCAGTGGTCAACACGTTGAAACGGTGCTCAATCTTCGGCTCGTAAAACGGAACCCACGTAAAGGAAGCCATTAGACCGCCCCCCTTATGGCGCTCCGAACGGCCCCGTTGCGCAGGATGTTTTCCACGACAACGCTTTCCACGACCGCTTTGTTCGATCTCATGGCCTGTGCGAAGGATTGCGGCTCGATGGCGTTGATGTGGACGGTGATATAAGTTGTCCCGCCGCCGCCCTCAACGCCGAGTTTGCCGTCCGAGCCTCTTTTTAGCGGTACGACCGCTTCCGGCCCGGCTTCCCCCATCAAGCCCATGCCGCGAGCCATCGGGAATATAGTGGGCTTGGTGACAATGCCGCCCTTGGCGAAGGGAACCACGCGCCCACCTTGGAAGGCCGCTCCGTCGGCGAACAGACCGCCGATCCAACCGCCGATGAGCTTTTGCAGAACGCTTCCAGCTATGGACTTTGCTATATTTCGCAGCGCGTCCCCTAGGTCTTGGGCGTTGACAATGGCCTGCGACAATCCTTGAGCCAAATCATTAGCCCATAGCTTCGCGCTTATTCCGAACTGGTCCGACGCCTGCGCCGCGCCCTGTACGCTTGCCCGGAGCTTTTCAATCTCCGTAGGACCGAGCGCCCCCAAGGAAGAGAATCTGTCTATCAGCTCCTCGATACTCGTCTTGTACTCGTCCGCAGTGAGCTTCCCGGAAGAGAATGCCGCCGAGAGTTCCGCGCCCATGTTCCTCACGACCGGGAGAAGATTTTCAATAGTATTCCTCCATCCGTCCGACTGGAAAAGGTCCGTTCCGAACTTCTGAGCGACTGCGGCGTATTCCTGCAACTGAGCGGCAAGCTGCGCCGCGTAGTTCTCATCCGACATGAAGCCCATTGAATGCTTCCAGGAAGAGAACGGGTCAGATACAGCGCCCGCCGCGAACAGCTGCGCCTCCTCAAGAAGCGAGTTCCGTTCCTTGAGGCGCTGTATCTCTGCGGCGGTTGTCATGCCGATCTCCCGAGCGCTCGTCAGACGTCGATCCGCTTCCGTTGTCGATATGCCGAGGGCTTTAGCCAGCTTGCCGGCAAGTTCATCTACCTTGTCGCCTGCCGTCTCCATCGCTTCGGAGAGGGCTTCAGCGGCGCTCTGAGCGCTTGTTATCCCGTCCACCTTGAACGGGACGCCCTTCACCTTCTTCAACTCCTCCCGGAGCGTCTTGATGCCGTCAGCCATTGACCGGAAGACGCCTTTTGCCGGGTCGCCCTGCCAGCCGCCGCCTCCTCCGGTTCCGTTCTTGAGGAGCTGATCGTAATGTTTCAGTACTTCGGCGTCCACCGCTTCCAATGATAAGTCAGGAGCGGCCTTCATAAGGTCCGAAGTCAGACCGCCCAGGATACCGAGAAGCGCCCCCTTCGGACCGAGAAGCAGTCTCCCGAGCAGTCCGTATTTCGCAGTATCAGGAAAAGAACTGACGAATTTCACAAGATGATCTATCCCGCCCGATACAGCTTGAAGCGCTGCGAGGCCGGCGTCAGCCGCCGCGAAAAAACCTTCCTGCGCGTTCCTGATGAGCGTCTTGTAAGAATCGGACTTCATCCACTTCTCCCAACCCGAACGCGCCTTGTTTATCATCGTCAGGAGCGCGTCGAACGGACCGCCGCTCCCCACGCTCCCCATGACGCCCTGCTGAAAGAAGTTGTACATGCCGCTCATTGTTTCCATCGCCCCGCGCCAATCGGTCACGGTCCGCGCCATCGCCCCGGCGAAGTTCTGTTCAATGAGCTTGACAAGCCCTTCGCGTATGGAAGCGGCCGTCTTTTCCGTTTCAATGCGGATTTTCCCGGATTGTAGAACTGCCTTGCTTCCCGTCTGGTCAAGCAGAATACCGAGACGGCGCAACTGAATTGTATTCAGACTGACAACCGCGCTCGCTACGTCCGTCATGTTCACCTGCATGACGGTTGCAAGGTCGGCTACCGATTTCAGCGCCTCCTGCGTATTATCGACCGCTGCGGACTTGAGACGGACAAAAGCACTGATAGCGTCATCCGTATTCACAGGATTGATTGCCGCCCATTCGTTGATCTCTTGAAAAACCTTGTTCGCCCGTTCCGTATCGCCTATGACGGCCTCCAAGGACCGCCGATAGTTCTGTACGGCGACGGCGGTATCAAGGAAGCCTTTCAAGAGGTTCTTTATCTGCATCCCTGCGAACAGACCGAGCATCATGTTTCTGAGACGGGATACAGCCCCGCCCATTGTGCGCTCCATGCCGACGGCGCTCCGCCCTATGTCTGCAAGACTCCGCTGTACAGTCCGCGCCCCGGACAACGCCCCGGCGGGGTTCACCACTATGTCAAGCGCCGGCATTCTTTCCACCTCCTCCGGGCTTATGCTTCAAAAATTCCGCGTCCATCGCCTGAATGACGCGGACGAACTCGATTCTCTCGTCCACCCCGCGCACGTCCGCCATATCGCAGAACGCGAGTATTTCCGAAAGCGGAATGCAGCCCAACGCCATCCCCACGGAACGGGACGGTGAAAGCATCTGAAAGGCGTTCCAAAAGAAAATCACGCCCTCGTCAAGCTCCGGGCGCGATTCGAGCGACTTCACGCGGACGCCTTGATCCGCGAGGTCTTGCAAAAAAGAAGCCGAAGCTCCCCACTGGAGTTCCCAGGGGAGAGCTTCGGTCAGTTTTTTATCGTGTCTTCCGTGACCTCCGCCCGAAAGTTCGAGATTGACGCAGCTTGACTCTGTACGTCGCGGAAGAGGTCTGGAAGGTCCGAAAACAGCTTGACGGCGTTCTCTTTGGAGTATGGAAGCGGGTTACCATGTTCGTCCGTCACCCCTTCCCAGCCGAGCACCACGGATTCCGCGTACACTTCAAGGAAAAGCCTTTCCGCCACGCCGTCAGGAATGGCTCCCGCATCGATCTGTCTCTTAAACGGCCTGATCTTTGAAACAAGCGCCTTCTGAAACGCCGCGTTCGAGCCTCCAGCTCGCGCTATCTTGATCTTGAAATCGCCGTAGTCGAGGATGATACCCTCTTTTTCAAGCGCCTTGTCGGTCTGGAATATGCTGTAAGGTCCGCTCACTACGCAACGCCCCTTTCAATCATCAGCGTGCACCTGTTCACGGAGTCGTACAGCCCCCGGTAGGTCATGCTCGCCATGATGTCGCTGTCGTTCCCCTGTGCTTGCACCGTGCCGGTCTCGAACTTGAGGCGCGGGATGGTGAAGGTGTACTTCTCATTCGCTGTGCGTCCGAGGGTAAACTCCAGCGCGGTAGCGTCGCCGTCCAAAAACGCCTCGTACAGCTCGATATCCTCGAAGTACGCTTCCAGCGAACCGGAAAGCTCGAAGCGCCCCGCGCCGATCCCCAGCGCGTTCACGCTCCCGGCGGCTGTAGGCGCACGGAGATTGTTCGTCGCGTCGAGACTCAGACTCGAAACATGCACACCGGAAAGCCCCGCCACGGAGAAGCCTGCGAACCCGGAGGCCGCGTCCATGACTTCGCCGGTTGTCGCGTCAAGGTAGGTTGCCCCCGAAATAGCCTCTTCCGCCGCTTCTCCTGACATGCCGAGGAAGTCGAAGGAACCCTTCACTATCACTTTTGTGGCGCACGTGAGACTGAACCCGTTTGACTGCATTCCCTTGAAGCGGAAATACGCGCTTGGTGAGAGGTCAAGCAACGTCCGTTCCAGCGTGAAGCTTTTCGGAGTGGATCCGTTTTTCAGCACCGTGGCCATAGCAGCCACACCTACGGTGATCGTGTCCGCCGTGCCGTCGCTTGTCCAGCCGGAGCCGACGACGAGCGTAACGGTCTTGAATGTCTTCTGCCCGCTCACTGTGACGCCGGTTGCACCTGGTGTAATGTCTTCGGTGATGGGGTTGTCGTTCGCGTCCGTGCCGGTGATCGTAACGATTCCCGCAGTATCGGCGCTCCCTGCCACGGTCCGCGTGACGGTTATTTTTGCTGGAGTCGCCGGTTGAGCGGCTATCGTGTACACACCGTTTATCATGTCCGTAGTCGTTACTATCTTGTCCGGGTCCGCCGCGCTCCCGCCGCTCCAAGAACTTTGAAGGGCGCTCGCAAGCAGATCGTCATAAGTGCCGTAGGAAAGCTCGAACTCCATGCCTCCACCGGCCCCGCCGCCCACCTGCATCAAGTCCATGACGTTCCGCTCGGCTCGAAGCTCGCTGGAAACGATGTTTTCCCGCGTCACGTCGAGTGACTCGCCCGTCAGCCGGACAATTTGCAGCGCGGGAGTAGTCGGCGTTGTGCCTGGGACTTGCTCCACGACATACGCCAGCCGCACCCTGTCGGCGCTTGCTATCGCCATATTCGATTACCTCCTTATGCTAAATGAGAACGTCCCGCCGGAATGAAATGGAGACGTTGATCTGATGCCAGCCGTCGGCCAGCGAAGTGTTGAGAATTTGCACGGTCGCCGGAGAAAACCGGATTCCGCCGATTACCTGTCCTTGGAAGATCGCCGCAGCATCGTCCGCATAGTCGCGAGCGGTTGATTCTCCGGAGAGAAGTGGGACGAAAATCTGAATCACCACCACGCCGACATATCCGGCAAGATTGCTTCCCGGAGAGCCTATGCTTCTCCACGAGCCTTCCCCGTCGAGCACGTTGAACCGCACCCACGGCCCTGAGGGCGGCCTGAAATTGACGTTCGGCCATGCTATCGGCGTTTTTGCCTCGTAGACCGCAGGCGGCCCTGCGCTTTTCAGCGTCTTCCAGCCTGTGGAGAACGCGCCCGCAAGAGCCTCGAAGGTAGATTTACTGTTCATGCCGCGTCTCCGTTGAAATGAGCTTCAATCTCTTCGACTGATATTTCAGCCACACCGAGAGGGGCCTGCATGGAATGTCCATGCTCAAGCGCCGCCGCATAGGGGAGATTGTTCGAGATGTGGATTTGCTTGAGAGTCTTGTATCCAGCGAGAACGACCGAACCTCTCATCACAGCGTCATCGACGGTGCTTTCCGTCGTCGTCTCGTCCGCGCCGCCTATGCCGGTCATCCAGTTCGCTTTAAACCGTCCGGTTTTCACAGGGCTTTTCACCGTTATTTTTTTGAGCAAGTCGAGCGCGATCTTGCGGATGAATTTCGGCGCTTGTTCTTTCTCAAGAGACGCTCCCCAGCGCGTCAGGTCGATAGAAAACTGCTTCGCATTCGCCACGTCCTCACCTCCTCAGTTGGAGGTCGTAGTACAGCGCTTCGCCGCCCGGTTGGAACGGCTCCGAGCGGATCACCCGGTACCGCTCCGTCTTCACGTCGACAAAATCTCCGGCGACAGGCGCGGATTCGATATCCGCCGCGAGCATGAGCTTCACGTCTCCGCCCTGTATCGTCGTGCCGTCCACCAGGTGCGCGGCGTAGGAGAGCAAAAGCCCTTTGCCCTGATAGCTCGCTTCCGTCTGCGCGGGAGGGTCCCATGCGTTCGCTGGTGTTCCCTGAGTAACGCGCACCAAGGCGACCGCAGCGCCGTATTTTCGTAGCGCCTCAGTCGCCTTGTCCGCTTTTGCCTGCCAGTTCATCGAATCGTCAGCTCGATCTCGAAACGGTCCCCGCCGTAAAGGTTCCCACCGTCAGGTACCACTATGTCAGCTCCTTCGGTGCTTCCATCCGTCAACAGACCGCCGTATTCAAACGCCGTTTGAGGAGCGGCGTCCCACGTAGCATCACCGTCAACCGCAAGAGCTGTTAAAAACTCGTCGAACGGCGTATCGGTCAGCGCCTGTATCGCGCTTGCAATCGCAGCGGCCGCGTTGCTGCTCGCCGTCGTTGGAGCAAGCATAATTTCCAGCTTCCCGAGGTCGTTTATCGAGACGGCAAGCTCGTCCGTGTCATTCGTCCCCCAGGATATTTCAGAGACGAAATTTCCTCCCGCACCGCCTATTCCAGCCGTGAACGTCAGCGTTCCGAGGGACGTTTCTTCTTCGTCGAGGAATTGATACACCGCCACGGCCTTCGTCGCCGCAGGACGCGCCTCCGCATACCCGGCACTCTCCGCAACTGTCAGCGTCGTAACATCGATATCGCTTATGGTCGCCGCTTGTATCAACGCTTCAATCGCCGCCGCGCTGTTTTTCGAGGATGTATCCGACGCGAGCTTGATTGTCGTGTGCGCGCCCGATACGGCAAGCTCCAAATCGTCCTTAGTGTTCGTCTCGAAGGAGAACGACAGTTCATTCCCGATCATGCCGTCGATTCCACTCGTGATTGTGAGCGTCTTGCCTGTTCCGAACGTGAATACCCTCGCTGCGGCTACAGCGCCCTGATTGACCGGCGTAGCCGCCACTCCCGAACGAATTCGCGCCCATTGGAACGGGGCGATGTGCTCCGCTATCCCTGACAGCGAAATAGCCGTATTTTCCGCAACGGTCGACGTCGCCTCCGTAACCGCGGTTCCGTCGTACCCGTAGAGGTCGCGGAACGTCACGCGGTCGTGCGATACCTGAAATGTCATGTCCGCCGCGCTCCACCCTGTCGGGACGAGGACGCCTATCTTGTCGTCGCTTACAGCGAACGGTTCCGTAAGCGCTCCCCTGAATGCAAGCTTCATTTCATCACTCCCTTCATGCCCTCACCAGCCGCAGACCGCCGCCGGAGAGGCACTGGCGAAGCAGTCCTTCGATCATGTCGTACCGCGTTCCCGCAGGCGCACCCGCCGCGTAGGTCGTTGAGATGGGGCCGATTGTTTCCTGTATGACCGCCCCGCCGCGCTCCATGTCCGGCATGAGGTCGGTTCCTATGTACGCCCTATACGCCGCCTCGCAGGTGGCGTACTTCACCGCGTCCGGCACGTCTTCGATTGTAAATCCGTCCTCGTCAACAGCGTCCCAACGAGGCCACATAAGCGCTTGAGACGCGCCCTGTCGTCTGCCTCGAAAACGTCCGTTGTATTTACGGTCGATGAACGCCGTTGCCTTGCGGATCGCCGTTTCGCGCGCCGCTATGTTGTCGACGTCTTCATCGTCCACCACCCACGCGGTGTTACCCATGCTCGCGTGATACTCGTCGCAGTCTTCGAGCGATACGTAGGCGTTAGCGTTTGACAGTCCGCTTCCGTCCTCCACTACGAGGCTCATCTCGCGTCACCTCCTCGGGAGGTTCCGTTTCTTCTACGACGGGTTCCGGCTCCGTGTACAGCTCGTACTTCGCCGCGTCGAACTCCCCACGTGCGAGCAGCGCCCATCCGCCCTTAAATTTGATTTTTATGTAGTCCACCATTCCATCACCGCCTCGATACAAAAAAAGAGAGGGGCGTTAGCCCCTCCCCTTACTGCACCGCCCGAACCGCGAGATTCGGGTTGAGTGTTTTTACCCCCCAGAGAGCGTCGAGGGCGACCTTTACAGTGCTGTGGTCTCCGTCATACCACAGTCTGGAGCGAAGAGACAGGTTTGTTACAGGGTCGCTCACCGTTGCGATCTGAGCGCCGAGGCGACCGCCAATGTCGCTCAGAGGAGCCATTGCAAGCGCGAAGGCGTGTCGATGGAACGCGATGTTTTGGTTCTTGCTCGCCCCGGTTCCGGAAGGAAGAATCACCGTTACAACAGCGTCGGCGAGGTTGTCCTGGGCAAGCGCCGGGTAGATTGCTACGGTTGTGGCGCTGGCGATTGTGTAATCGGCTGTGACAACGTACTGTTGAGCGTCTCCGGTGATTTTGATAATATCCCCCGCCTTGAGCGTCTGCCCGTCGGTAAGGCTTTTCACCACGATGGACGTAGCACCTGCGTCCGCATTCGCGTTGAGCGCGCCCGCAGTGTCCGCCATGGTCCCGGACGTGTGCGCCGGGGTGTTCTGGTTCGCGAAGAACTCGAAGCCGTAACGCGTTCCGAGAGAACCGCGAATTTGTGTATCAACGCCAACTTGTCCAGCGCCGTCGGCTGTAGCAAATGCGGACAAACCCAGAAGACCAGCTTCAACAGGTCCATCGACCATAAAATGAAGATCGTTCAACGGCGCCTTGTTTGTGAAAAGCACCTCGCGTGCTCCGGTGATGTCCGTCACAACAGGAGTACTGGAGATAGCCACTTTCCAGGGAATTTTACTGTACAGCCCCACAAGGGAGAGGTCGATTGCATCAGCAAGCGCATATGCAGCTGGCATGATGTGCTCGGTGATAATTTTCTCCTTGGTGAAGGTGAGTTCCTTGTCGGTAAGCGCGAATTTAACTTCCTTCCACGTGTCCAATTCAACGCTTACGTTTTTCGGCTTAAGTTCCTGCGTAGTACCTCCGGTCGTGGTGTTGACGTTTGTAGCCTCGAATACGGACGGCTGCGTGATGTTGATTACGCTCCCCTTCTGCTGCGGGTTGGGGTCGTATCCGCGATGGACGCGCCCCGCCATGCCGAGAGCCTTGTTGAGCGCGATGAGCGCTTCCTGTGCGTAGAAAATCGGATCGTAGTTGCCGAGTGTATTACTCATTGAGTGTTACCTCCTGTTTTTTTGTGTGTGGTTATTCCGTTGCTATCTGGAGTTCCTGCCCCGCCTTCGTTGCCGCTTCCCGAGCGGCGCGGTACTTCATGGGATCTCGCGCATCCTCGCGGGAGAGGATGAAAGAGCCGGGGCGCACGTTTCCCCTGTTCGCTGGCGTTCCGCTTCCGGTCGTTCCGGTGCCCTCGAAGGCGCGGCTGAAGACCTCCGACTCGCGCATTTCCGAGACGAAATCCTTGATGCCGAGAAATTCACCTTTCGCGTTCATTCGAGGGGAACCGTCGGGACCGACGACGCGGACCTGATATTTACCTTCCTCTTCGATGACCTTGACGGCGCTTTTGACATGGGGAAGAAGCAGCTGTGGGATTCCTTTCGCCGCCGCTATCGCTTCCGTAGCGGCAGCGTCCACGAGGTACGATTCCAGCGTTCCCTTCATCTTCTGGACGGTCTCGTCGCGGGCGGAAAGTTCCTTTTTGTGGGAGTCGAGAAGCTGAATTTTGAGCTTTTCCCACTCCCCTTTCTGTTCCAACTTGCTCTTTTCAGACTCCTCTTGAGTTTTGACCAGCTCAGCTATCTCTTCCGGGCTTTTCCCAAGCCCCTGATACTGCCGGACGGTCTTTTCGTACTCGCTGCGGGCTTTACGCTCTTTTTCAAGAGCCGATTTCAGCCCGCTCGTGTCTTCAATGCCGTCCACGCCAAGGACGAAAGCGCCGTCCTTCTCCTCGTACAGCCCCTTGATTCCCTCGTCGAGGCCCTTATGCTCGTCCGCAGTCAATTTCAGTTTCAGTGCCATGTGCAAACACCCTCCCGGTGTGGTAAAAGCTCTTCCGCGTCTCACGGAAGGCATAAAAAAAGCCGCCTCCGAAGAGACGGCCTGATTTGTGGTGATTAAAAGCCGCTCCACGAGTCACAAAGAGACTTGCGACTCGTGGAGTAGGCATAAAAAAAGACCGGCCCGCTACGCAGTCCGGTCAAGTCCGTTGTTATTTTTCCCAAAGAGATTGAATCTCGCGTATCAAGTCTGGGTTGTCCCTGACGACCTGCAACAGCCCGTAGGCAAGCCCGTCAACAAGTCTCTCCTCGTCGTCGTCATTCTCCAATACGTCGTTGAGCTTAGACGTGATAATAATCCCGTGGACAATCTCGTGGAGCATTGTCTGAGATTGACGCTGTTGTGACATGCTTGGCTCAACTTCAATCCGCGACAGGTTGACGGAGATTTTACCGCATGCGTTTTCCGATATGGACAGCCCCGGATTCACCCTCACCTCGAAGTCCATTCCGCCTATTCTGATGGTTTTGATGTCAAGAACACTCATTCATCCCTCCATAGGTAAATAAAAAGGCCGCCCCTGGGGGAGGCGGCCACAACCCGGCGTCAAGGTAGCGATTTGCCCGGCGCGGGTTAGACTTATGCCGGTTCGTAAATAGCGGTAAAAACATTAGGCTTGCAGGGGTAAATGGCTGCTCCGCCCTCTCTGACGATAAAATCTCCTGAACTTGCCATGCGAACCTCATCATAACCTGAAATAATCAGATCGCATTTCCCGTCACCTTTTACTCCAAACAACACAACCCCGTCTTTAACTGCCTTTTGGAACCATCCAGGATATCCTTCAATGTTCATGTCACCAGTCCATTGAAAAGCCTCGATAGGCTTCTTTCTGTAAAGAGCCATCATGTCCCCCTTGGTTAGACTTGTTTCCTCAACTGTTCCAGCGTCAGCGGATTCCCGCGCTGGTCCACCATATCGCGCACGCTTATCTTTCCCTGCCTCCATAGTTCGGCGCGCCCTTTCCCGAACACTTCATCGGCGTAGCTGTCGGGCTTGCCCTTAATCCACTTCTCGAACGTTTGACTCTCCGGTACCTGACCGTCCATGCTCGCCCGCGTGGATTCCGGGAATTCGTCTATCGGTATGCCCATTTCGCGGAAGGATTTTGTAATTGGCACTAAAACACTTCTGCAATTGTGTGTTATAATGTTGTTGGCTAGATACACACCACTTTCAGTCTGGAGGTTGTAAACATGACCGCTGAATCCCCCAACGCTATGACTTGTAATCTTGTCGACAAAAGCAGAAATCAAGAATCCCCCGGCATCAAGAAGAAACGAGTTAGCCCTAGAAGGAGCACCGTCGACGAATCCTCCGTCATCGACTTTTACAACACGGGAGCTACCATCGCGGAGGTTGGAAGGAAGTTCCGCGTCACTAGCAAGGTGATTGTCAGAATCCTTACCGAAAACGGAATCACCCCTGAGAATCGAAAGTTCATAAGAGGGCTTCTTATGAACTTTCGATTCTCAGGGGTGATTCCGTTTTCGGTAAGG